GGGAGTTCACGCGGTCGACGAGGCCCACCAGGCGGCCCCCTCACTTGGCCAGACGCTGAAGGAACTCGTCAATGACCTTGTTGTGCCGGGCATCCTCGATCGCGTTGTGCTCGCCGCCGGCCTGCTGCGGGACCTGCGGGTTACCCAGCCGTTCGGCTTCCTGCTTCAGGTCGCTGGTCCACATCGGGACGCCTTTGGGCAGGTCGATCATGCGGCCCCACAGCTGGCAGAGCACCACGTGGTCGTAGGCGGCGTACCAGGCCCACAGTTGCGGGTCCGGGTCGGCGAGGATGAAGTCACGGACCTCGTTGGCGATGACCTGGCGTGGCTTGACCCGGGTATCTCTGACGTCGATGCCCACCAACTGAAGCCCGGGCTGCGGATAGTGGTTGGGATGATTCGCCAGGTAGGCATCCAGTGACTTGCGGCCCGTTACCGGCAGTGATGGGAGCACATTGCGAACAAGCCAGTCGTTCTGTTTGATCGCGTCCCAGGGTGCATCGGCGTTGACCGCGTAGTACTCGCGGCCATCGCCGGCGACCATGCCGATCGAGATCAGGTCGATGGTGTGGCCGTCCTCGAGGAACTCGGTGTCGTACCAGATCCTGGTCACACGAGCCAGCCGAAATGCTCAGCGGTGTTGCGCAGGATGGCGACAAGCTGGGCCGGCATCCCGAAACGCTCCCGCTGGATTTCCAGACTCCGGGCGAGATCCCCGTCAGCCATCCGCTCGGTCGCGGCCTTCCAGTCGGCAAGCATCTCCATGACATCGACCAGCGTCATGTCGGCCACGCCCTCGCCGAAGTGCTCGGGGTGATGACGGTTGGCTGCGTAGTGGTGCTGCAAGCCCTCGCCCATGGCCGCCAGGCAGTCCTTGTACTCCTGCGAGCCGTAGGTCAGTTCCTTCAGCCTCGGCGAGAACTCATCGAAGATCGCCACCTCAGGCGGCTGAGTCTTGCTGCGGTCATGACACCAGGAACGGTCAAGCAGATCCTTGGCCATGGCCACGATGAGTTCGCCTACCCGCTGGCTGTGCAGGAGCGTGTCGGCCCTGCTGTCGTAGGTCAATGACGTGGCGCCGGCCGTGATGAAGCCCGGCCAGCCTCAAAGCCGACCTTGACCGCCACGAAACTCCAGGCCAGCGCCAGCCACGCGATCCCGAACGCCTTGGCCACCACCCACCCGATCCCGAACAGCAGGCCCGCGACGAGGGTCAGCGCGACCCTGGAGAAGCGGACCTGGCGGGCTTCGGCGGAGATCTGGTCCAGCGGGATCCGCTCGAGCAGCGTGGTCACGTGGCCTCCCCTTGAGTTAGCGTGCGTATCCACACGACACTGCCGACGCTACGTTCCCAGATGGCGCAGGCGTCGCAGAGCAGCACGTAGCGTCGGCAGTGTCGTGTCCCAGTCGAGGTGCGCCTCATACCTGGCTTCGGCCTGGTCGCAGCCGTAGCAGCGCCTCACTCGCTCAGCTCCAGAACGCGAACGGCGCCGGCGCTGGCGCTGGCGCGTGCTCAGCGGCCCACGCGCGTGCCTCATGGGCCAGCACCCCGGCGACCGCGGCGTCGATCAGCAGCCCGTCGCCGCGCTTGGCCATCTTCAGGTAATGCGTGGCCAGGGCCGCGTCCTCACCCGGCCGCGGCTTCTTCCGGGCACCCTTCACCAGCACGGCGTTCTTGAAATGCCGGGTCATTGTCTCCGACCCGCTGTGAGTGATCTCCAGGTTCGCGAACGCCGTGGTGAACCGCTCGATCGCCGAATCCATCCGCTGTTCCTGGTTGGTCGGGAACTCCACCACCCGGTCAGCGCCGAGCTCGCGGGCCCAGGCGTCCAGGTAGTCCTGCCAGCGGTACGGGTCAGCGAACATGACCGCCACCTGGTAGGCGCCGAACGTCTCTCTTACCGTGCGGTCCACCGCGGCCGAGGGCACCCGCCAGTCCCGGGCGGCGTCAGCAGGCCGCTCGAACACCGCGATCTCGAACAGGCGCGCGTCCGACAGCCGTGAGGCCACCAGGGCGGTCGCGTCCCGGTACTTCGCCCCGTCGAACCCGAGCGCGATGGGCTCCTGCGGCGCGAGCGTCTCATCCGGCCGGGCCTGCAGGTCCCAGCGGACCGGGTCCACGAAGACGGACTCGCCGACCACGATCTCGTTGAGGAAGAACCGGCGCCGGTCCGCCTCGAGATGCGCCTTGGAGCGGACCTCATGCATGATCCGGCCCCGCACGTTGACCCACCCGCCGCGCTCCTGGGCCGAGTCACCGTACTGACGCAGCAGTTCCCGGTACAGATCCTCGTCGTCCTCGAGGTCTTCGACCCGGTGCGGCTCGACGGTGTCCAGCAGGACGCGGCTGTTGCGCGATTCCGCCGTGACCTGCGCTTCGCTGCCCTCGGTGGGATCCCAGGCGTTGGTGAGCTCCAGCCACCGGCCGTCCATGCCGGCGATGTTCCGCTTCACCGCGCCCGCGAGACGGCGGTAACCGCCCTGCAGGGTGAACAAGTGACTTTCCGTGATCGTTGCAAAAGTCATCCGCTGACCGAGCCGCGCCCGTGCCGATGCGGTAACCGGCTCGATCTCCCCATCGGGCAGTTTCACCCTGGTCTCGCCCGCGTCCATTCCCGGCAGGTCTACGAGAGGCCCGAGCCGGATCATGTCCAGAAGCGGCCGGTAAGTGTTATCTGTCTGTTCTTCGCTTGTTCCGAGGCACGGGATATACGGCGTCGGGTACGGTCGGCCAACCGGCTCGCCAGCCGCGTCCCAGCCATCGAAACGGGCTGGGCCGAGTCCTTCCGCGAGAATGAGCGCCGCGCCAACGGGATCTTTGCCCCATTTCTGGCTGCGGCGCAGTTGGCCACCGTAAAAATGCAGTCGGCCCTCGTGCGGGTCGATCATGTAGAAACGCAGGAAGAACCGCCACATCTCATCGGTCAGCAGGAACGGCTCGCCGCGCCTGTAACCGTCGGGGACGACAACGTGCGCCTCAACCCACTCGCCGACCGAATACCCGAGAGTTGGGTACTCACCGGGCTCGCTGGGGCCACGCCACGGCATTAGACCGCCTTGATGCGGCTGCGCACGTCACTGGCCTGCCGCTGCTCGGCCACCTCGTCCGAGACGACCTCCCACAGCAGTAGCCGCATTGCCTTAGGGCTAAGCCCGAGCCGGTCCTCAAGGGCCGTCACCTGGGCCAGCAGCGCCGGCGAAGCATCCTTCCTCTCGGCTGCCACCATCACCCGGCACAAGCGGCCGACCGTCCGCGTCCAGCCAAGCTTCTCCCACGCCACCGCCTGCGGCGTGCGCCACAGATCCGCCCACGCCTCACGCTCGGCCACCGTCGTGCGGCCCGGCAGCGGCCACGGCGGCACATCGCCCTTACGCCCCTCGGCCGGGAGCTTCACCGGGCCGGATCCGCGTTTGCGGACAGGGTCGAACTTAGGGGGCTGTGGCATCCGTTGCCCCCTTTTAGCCAGTTAGCACCGATAAGTCCGGTCCCAGCCAAACGTGGGAATCGTCGATGTTGCGAGAAACCTGGGCAGGGTCAGAGCGCCCGTCAGCCTGGCCGTGCCAGGCCCGCCCCCCTGGTGCAGGCTGATGATCAGCCTCCGGTTCCCGCCCGGCCGCTGCGCTGACCGCCATCCGCGCTGTTGTGCCTGCTGCAAGCCAGGCCAGGCAGGTAGCCGCTGCGGTCCGCCGTGTGCGGAAGGTCAAGGAACCGGCGTGCCACATGGAGCGGCCACCACAGCATGCGCTCGCCGCCGTGGGCGCAGATGTCACCGGGCCGGTAGAGGGCCAGCCGCCGCTCGCGCTCAGCCTGGTGGCCTGTGCCATAGCCCCGGACTGTTGTACCGGGAGTACAGCGCCGGCAGCGGGAGCCGGTGGTGAGACGGCCACAGCCAAGACAGGGCCTGAGTGCCATCGCGGGCAGCGGCTACGTCTGCCGATGGTCAGCATCGACCGGGACGTGGGTCAGCAGATTGCCGGTGGTGCGTGCCACGTCCCGTGCGGTGTCCTCGTCGTCGTACACCCCGAACACGCCGTGACGCTGGAGTACCAGCCAGACCACGGGCTGGGGTTCAGCCACGGTGCTCACCGCCTTCCGCCTGTCTCCACATCCCGCAGGCTCGCCAGACGAGGACGGCAGCATTGGTGTGACCGCCAGGCAGCAGCACCAAGCGCCGCAGCGACAGCCGCACCCACGCCGAGCACGTAACGCCAGATGCGGGGCATGGGTCAGCCTCCGCTCAGCAGCCGCCGGACTGTCTCGCCGAAGCGGATGAACTGGTCCGCGTCGCAGTGGTGCAGCCGTACCGGCGGGAAGCCGCCGTCATCCTGCCCGGGGAACGGGAACTCGCCGTCGTGCCAGACCAGCACACCGAAGCAGCCGCCAGGTTCGGGCAGCACGATGGCCTTGCCGGTGTAGCCGCCCATCTGCGGGTACCAGCAGGCGAAACCTGCGCGGCCATCCACGATGAGCGCCGTGTTGGCGCTGCACTGGCCAGCGGTCGGCTCGGTGATCACGCTGAGTCCCAGTCTCCACTGCCGTGGCAGCGAGGGCAGGCCAGGCCGGTGCCGCACTGCCCGCACCGAGGAGAACGGCCTGGCTGGCGGGCGTCCTCAAGCTCGGCCGTGAGCCGCTCGACCTCGGCACGGAGGACGGCCACATCACGCTGCGCTTCAGCCTGCCGGCCGCGCCATGCTGCCTGCCGCCGGGCACCTGGTGTTGCCATATGCCCAGCGTACAGGGCATTAGTAACGCATCAGTAACGGGTGCCTGGGACCGTCAGAGCCCCAGGGCCAGGCTCAGGGTGAGCGCAATGTGCAGCGCGAGTGCCAGCATGTCAGCCTCCCTTCCGTGCCGT